AATTTTAGCATCAGTGATCCCATATCCAGCCAAAGTCGTAGCTTTATCAGCTTTATTGTCAAGGGCGGTATCTACTTCAGTCTCTGTATAGTATCTATTATCGTGGTTATGTTCTGCAGCTGCTTTACCACTGAGGGCGGTATCTATTTCAGTCTTAGTATAAGTAGTAGCCTTGTCAGCTTTATCAGAAATATCCTGATGCTGTGTCAGTACAGTGGCAGATGTACCAGACTTAAGCTGAATAGTAGCAGTGTCAGTACCTTCAGTAATAGACATTTCAGACTTGTCAGCCTTACCTTCGATAGAAGCGTTAGTAATAAAGCCAATGTCATTAGTAAAATCACTAAGATTCGTAGGCTTATTCTTAATGAAATCTAACTTGCTAGAATCGGATTCATTCCAATCGGCTTGCTTCTGTTCAGGAATAGATTGATGCTCAGTAAGTACTGTTGCAGATACGCCATCTTTAAGCTGAATAGTAGCTTTATCAGCATTGTCACCAGTTCCCGGTGTTACTGTTAATTCCGAAGCATTAGCTTTAGATTCCAAGGCACTTTGCAAAGCAGTGTCGGAAGAAGTTCTTGCATTAATCTCGGCAGTTAGAGCAGCATTAATATCTGCATCAGCTTCACTACGAGCAGAGGATTCGCTAGATAAATCACTACGTAAGCTAGATACATCAGACATTCTATCAGAAGCTTCTTCACTAATACTATTAGACAAAGTGGTTCTGGCAGTATCTAATGCATCTGTAGTTGCATATACAGATAAATCTGGTTTATGCAAAATTTGTGACACACCTTGGGTAGAATCCCAATCTGCATTAACTTGTGTAGTAGGATCTTTCCACTTAACGATATTGTTTTCATCAGTGCTTAGCACCTGATTTGGATTAGAATCCGGCAAAACCCTAGATGGACGGCCTTTAATGTAAGCAATAACCTTTTCTAAAACTGCAAATAGTGATAGCTTTTTACTTCCTGTAGAATTGCTATCAACCATTAATGCATTATTAGTATCAGTCATGCTTACAGAACTATCGCCTGAATCAAGGTCTATGATTCTTATTTTTTCATTATTTTCTGTACTCATATTATACCTTTTCAAAAGAAGGGTTAATAAATAAACCAATAGGTTGTTCCCTATTGGTTTATTTTTCTATTCAACGGCGCTCGCTTTCTCCGTGTAAAAAGGCACAGATTCTCCGTGGAATAGGTTCGATTGTCGCTCCCTATCCCGATATTCATAAGCCTGTTGGCCTTCAAGATATCTGACAGGGCCGCAAAACTTCTTGATTTTATTGCACGGACAATCATCCACGTATTCTTCAATATATCGCACTTTCATCCAATCTGACATGGTCAATAAGCAACATGCACAGCAAATATGATTACCAGTATCATATTGCTTAGTACGTAATGCCAATGGGTGTCCGTCAAAGGCATTCAGCAACGCCTGAAGCTGTTCCTTCGTGGCAATTACATCGGAATCCATCAAAAGAACCAAATCGGCGTCCGGGTGGTCCTTTTTGATAATTTCGCGAAGTGCATGCCAGTTATGGTTGATTCGTATATCGCGAAGATGGCCATAATCGGAGCGCTCCTGCCTATATAGCACATGCGTTCCGAGTGTGGCCTTGCAATAAACTGCATCCACGTATATCGTGGCTGTTACGATCCTATATCCATCCATCCTTCGATACACTCCGCATAATTGATTGAGATTGTCCCAGTGGTTTGCTCTTTTAAAAATACAAGATCGTTTGCCTTGAATCGAATCCACGGCAAATAGAACGCTGTTTCGCCATTAGCGCGACAGCCGTTATTATTTGTAAGATATATCCATCCGCGTATGATATAGTCCTCAAACAGTCGATCCGTACCACTGATTTCTGTATATTGGAATGCCTCTGCATGCATACTCATATTGCTGTCGCTATCGTCGTAACTTCCAGAGCTTTTGAATCGTCCAAATTCAAATGAATTTTCCGTCTCAGGAGTACCGGCCATTTCACGTAGAGTAGTTTCAGCTCGTACAGGAAAATACATGCCACGTTCATATGGCAAAATTATCTGTATTTTTGCATAATTCGACATCACCATGTTTTTACTAAAATGAATAACCATGGCGAATGAATAGCAATATTTACGGAGATTAACGTATAGTGAATTCGAAGTCTGGATCATCGGGCAGTGTAGCAAATTCATCGGTAGACCAAATTCTGTGGCGGCATCAAGTTTGCCACCAGTAACTGTATTATGGATTAAAGATATTTTCTTATCCTGCCTTGTCCGTTGAATAAGGAGATCACCGGAAGAAGCATTACACCCGATAAAATAATTCAAGCCATTCCATTCAGGTTCCCCGGTAGTAGAATATAAGGATCCCCACAGGGCGTTGGTAGCACTTGTGATGCCTCTTCCATTAGTAATATTTACAGTTACATTGCGGTTGGCCTTATGAGAGCTCGCCACATATTGCAAGTCCGGCAATGTAGGCTTTGTAGAAATGCTAGAGTCCTGAGCAGTGCGATATAATAAGGCAGACGGAAAATAGCATTGGAGAGGTGAGCTGGCATCCTTCTTATCAAGCATCGGAAGGACTCGCCACCCGGCGGTATTACCGTCAAATACGAATCTGCCTTCCTCATGAAGAGTTCCGCCACTTGGCTTGTATAGATACATAGGTTAATGCCTCCTAAAGCGCGTATATGGTACCTACGGTTGGGTTTGATGGTATACTGGTTACATGCTCGATGACGGGGACGTTTGAACATGGAACTATCGCACCATTACTGTCGACGTAAACAGGAGTGGAAGCATCACCACCAGATCCATAGGCATAAGGCTTTGTGTTATACCAAATGCGTTGGCTTTGTGGAAATATATTGTCGTTATTTCCTGAAACCCATAATGGAACTGTAAGATTCATTCCACCTAAGGCATCAAACTCAGATTGGGTAAGATATGAAACTGTCGCATGGTTCGAAGAAGACCATACCTTGATGTCAACCGCATTTGCATTTAAATTAGTTAGGCTTGATTTAAATTTGATATAATATACAGATTTCCCTGTACTGTCTCTCTTCATGTAGAGATGAGTTAGGTTTGCGTTTACTGCACCATATCCTGAGTAATCTAATATTTTATAGTACGTATTCCCATAAGAAAATGCACCCAATTGCAATGTAATATGACAGGGGCCATATGGAACACTTCCAGTTATATAATAAAGGCCACCGATATTGCTAACTATACTAATATATCTAACATAGCCACTCGTAGATGCTTCGGCATTCGTGTGAGATGATACTTTATTTTGACATCCCCACGGAATTAATGCAGTGGGGTGGCTGTCATTTCTAATTTGATCCCAGTAAAAAAAATCGCACTTAACAAACTCATTGTTTGAATTAATAAATATCGGATTTAAATAATCCCCAGTTTTTGATATGGGTAATTGCGAAGTCGGTACCTTTCCATTTGCGTCGAGCGACGCCACGCCGTTGGCAGAACCTCGGCTCCTCCATGAAGACCATGTATTACTAGTTTTTGTTCTCCAATATATGCTAGATGAACCAGACATATTTGCAATTTGTACATAATTGACATTACCATATCCAAACATCATTAATGTTCCGGAGGAATTGATAGGCTTATTAGCGACGTTGTCTTTATTTGCATCCCACCATTCTACTACCTCAATTTTACTATCATCATCTGTAAATGTCAAATTATTCAAATCGATGGCTGTTGCGCCGATTGCTTTTCTTAATACATATTTTGCTCCACCTGTGACATTAACAGGTAGTGTTTCTCCATCCTTTACCAATGCAGCGGTAATAGCGTCATTTAAAATTCCACTTGTTCCAATCTTCGGTAACTGCGACGCAGGCACCTTACCACTTGAGTCAAGAGATGCCACGCCGCTGGCTACACCAGCTTCTGACGATCTCAATAACCTCCGCGCCTGATAAATCGGCGAATTTCCATTTAGCCCACCCCCCTCAATTACATACACATTGGGTATGGACGTCAGCGGAGTCATAATAAGGGTTCCGTATTTGCTATTATCGCCTGACGTACCACCTTGTCTATGTGGTAACCAAATGAAGTTGTACCAACCACTTTGTATAGTTAGGGCACTAATGGTTGAGGCCAAACTCAGTGAGACCGAACCGATTCTTCCACCTACAGTTTTACTGAGGTCTTGTATTAATGCCTGCACTGTCGTTGCACTGTTTTCTCCAGCGGTTGGGTGAGCTCCTAGATTTATATTTCCACTACTAGCTGTATTCGTGGTTTCATTAAATGTAATGGATTGCACTGTTCCATCTAAACTAGTCTTGACCAGCTTCTCGCTAGGATACTTAGTGTCGGATGGTGTGCTGCCCCAACTTGTAACCAAGTTATCTATTGTCTGGAACCAGGACTTTATCTTCGCCCAAAGCTTATTTAGCCCAGTAAGATCTAAATATTTTCTGCCCATAGTATTTTCCTTTGTAAGAAAGAATGCTCCGTCCATTTAGACGGAGCATTAAAAAGTTTTTGTGATAATTTATGTCAAGCTTTCTATTTCTGTATCAGTAATAGGAGTCATTATCGGTTCATATGTAGATGCAGCTACAGATTCCGTAAGAACTTTTTGTGAATTACTATATAGACATCCATCTGTTCCAACATAAACTGTATCATGCGAATATGTCTGTGGATTAGCTGCTTGAGAAGTTGCACCAATAAGGAATATCTTACTTGATGTATCAGTAGATCCAGCAGTATTCTTAGTATCATTATCTTGCTGCGTAAATGTAGTAGTAGTTCCATCCATTCTTGTGACAGTGAATGTTGTACCACTTCTAGTAATACTTACAATCGGAGCCTTATTAGCTCTATCTGTTCCAAGGAATTGATATTGCGTACCGTCATACATGAAATAAGCAATATCACCTGCAAGAACTTCTTTACAAGTTGTAGACGTTACAGCTGCGCCATTAATGAAAATATTCTTAGCACCCTTAGAATTAATATTAAGGGTAGCACTAGCGCAGAGACCGTTAGTAAATTTAACAGCAACAAAGCCATTCTTTACAAGTACATAATCTGCAAGTGTTACAGCTTTAGCAGTAGTAGCTTCATCAGTAGAGCAAGTGCCATAGCCATTACCAAGCTTTTCATTGGTATAAGTAGTATTATTATCAGGACTCCAAAGACCAGCTGAAGTTACACCAACTACGTGTCCCTTAGCATCTCTCTTAAGGCCAGTAACTACTTGGACTAAACTACCACTAGACGATGTTGGAAGCTCTGCAGCAGATCCACCAGTTGCAGAGATAGCTGCACCAGAATCTTCAGCTGGTGCATAGTGATTACCAACGGATGTAACTTTAGTATCAGTGTTAGGGTTAGCAGGAATCTTACCAGATGTAACTGAAATACCTGTAACGTGGCCCTTGCCATCTGTATTAAGAGTAACACCTTTTACAACGTCGATTGACCATGCTGCAGAAGCACCAGAAGCAGAAGCTGATTTATCTGAGCCAGATGCCGTAGATGGAGTATAATGGTTAGCCGAGGATGTAACCTTAGTATCAGTATCGGTAAATACTGCATTAGATGGAACGGATTTACCAATAGTGAATCCAGAATCCTTAATCTTCTTGCCAGTAGTACCATCAAATACTGCAACGTGAACATCTGTAGAAGATGCAGGACCAATTACTACACCATCGAGATTACCTTGAACGAAATCCCAGTTGGCAACAGTCGTAGTATAATTGTTAGCAGTAGCAGCAGGAGTGCTATCTGCATTACAGATAAGCATATCGCCAACTTCAACAACCTGGCCGTCGATCTTACCGGCTGTACTTACTTTATAAGTCCATCCTTTAGAAGCCGCAGGTGTAAGTGCACCATAATCACCAGTACTTCCACCATCTAAAGTACCTTTATAAATCATTGCATCGGCTTCAGCCATTTTATTGGTAATAGCCGTATTAACGAATTCAGTAGTAGCAACCTGTGTAGTATTAGTTCCTGCAGCTGCTGTAGGTGCTTTAGGCGTACCAGTAAATGAAGGAGATGCAATAGGAGCTTTACTTCCTAAATCAGAAGTAAGGTTTGTAACTTGGCTTTCAGCAATTTTAATATCTGCAAAAGTTACAGTAGTCTTACCACCTGCGTCTGTATAGCTAGTAATAGTTT